GACAAACTCGATGGCAGTGTCCATCCGTTAATGCGTGAATTATTGAGCATATTGTTCAAGCGCGCTTTCCCAGCAGAATTCCACGCTGAAATTACGAGATTAGAAACCAAAGAGACTCATACCCGCGCTAAGACTGCACACCGCATATCTTATGATACTGGCTGTACTATATTATCAGGCAGTATTATTACGAGCATTCTTGGCACTCTGACCAATGCATACATACACTATTGTGCATTACGAGCGTTCCATAGTCCGCAAGAAGCTTGGAATCGTCTCGGTTTGTACAGTGGTGATGATGGTGCAACATTTGATCTGGACCCAGCGGCCATACAACGGACTGCCGCCATTTTTGGCATGTCGTTTAAAGCCGAAATGATCAAATGTGGGAATCCTGTTCCTCTCCTTGGCAGAATTTATCGTGATCCGTGGACCACCCCCACATCATTTTGTGATGTGCCACGTCAGATCACTAAATTGCATTTAACACATTCACCCGAGACCGTTCCGAATATTGTAGTCTTGGCTCGAAAAGCAATGAATTTTGTCGTAACTGATGAGTTTACACCATTCATCGGTAAATGGGCAAAAGCTGTTTTAAGAGTGGCCGCTGTCAAACCGTCAACCATGAAATATTGGGATTTGACTATTGATGATCGCGGCTGGTGGGCACGCTATGATGATTCAGTACAATTTCCCCCATGTGCTGATCGGCCATTTATGTTAGATTACATTTCAAACATATTAGGAGTAAGTCCTCGAGTTATTGAAGACTTAGAGGATGAACTCGACGCCGCCAAATGTGAATATAATTTGCGTTTATATCCATTTGACGGGCGTGAGCCTAGTGTGCAAGTTGACGCTCAAGTCAATGGAACCATTGTTAATGCACAGGTTTCTAAATCCATACCGACTAAAGTCGCTGAGAATAAGCGACTACCGTTGCCCAAAAGTATGGAGAATGACATATTAACCTTCGGAGATTTTGATTGTGATCCAACCACAGTCCCGAAAGATAATTGCCCAGAGTACACAAAAACAGGCAAATGCACAGCGCATTTGTGTACTTACAAACATGTTGGTCCTTATAAATATAAAATAAAATTACCGTCTGATTTTGTTGCTAAGCATACTACAAAACAGCATCAACCTTCACGGTCAAATACTTCAACCGTGACCGGAAAACAAAAGCCAAACAAGAAAGTTCAATTGTTTGATGATGTCACCAAAAACAAAAATTTTTCTTTTTCTTCACATTTAAAATGTTCGAGCAAGACTGTTGATCGAGGGAAAAATCCAAAGACACCATGTCAACCCAATCGAGGCAACACACAGTGTGCTATTGACGGCCATGGTCGAGGTAAAGACCCTAAGACATCATTTCAGTCGAGTGAAGG